TTCATAAAGTTTTTCAGACTTGCCGATTATATATACAGGCTCAAAGTTTCCAAGTTTACATATTTCTCTAAACTTTTCAAGGCCTTTCACCTTGACGTATTCTTCTAGAGTACAATCACAGTTACAGTGAGGAAATATTGAAACAAATAATTAGTATTCACCCCGCATGTAGAGTGATAACTCTTGGCGGCGGAGCCTCAAAGTAGAGCGAGTACTCTCTCTAGGGTATTTGCGTAAGGAGAAGCCAGGGAAATAATCTTATTATTCATCTCTATTTGTTTGAACATGTAACCCATGCTCTCATATGCATTTATTTGATAAATACCCACACTGTCATTCAATAGTATTATTATCTTATTTTTAACATGCAGACAGTTTACGTAAAAGGAACTTCCCCAGTGGACAACTATTATAGAAGCGGATGCGACTAAATTAAACTGAAGTCTTATATTGTTTATAGAGTACGTATCAAGAATAATTCCGTTATTCCTGATAACTATATCGCTTATACTTTCAACCTCTGCACTTCGTTCGGGTGTATCATTTACCGCAAAGTTCTCTTTTCTGTTCCTAGGAAGGTACAGAAGTTTTACAGAAGGGAGTATGTCAATTACTATGTCGCTCATATAGTTGGTAATATACTTGTCCAGTACAGACATGTTGTACTTATTTAGAGAACAGACGGGAGGAAAGAAGACTATGTTTTTGCTCGTGGATATTTCGTGAACTATGGGCGAGGATATGCCTAAATAAGCAAAAAAGTTACTACAATATCTCTTTCTATTACCAGGTATTAATATCTTAGTATTTGGATGAACCTTCAGTTTTTGTATAAATAACGGGTAAAAAATAAACACTTCGATTACCCAATGTAAAAATGCATCAGCTCCTGGATTTGAAAAGAAAAAGTAATACTCTTCAATGGGGTCTTCTACAACCTTCTTTGTTATAATCAGCCTCGGTCCGATGTCTTGAGAATATACAGGATATGAGGCAGATACCACGCTTCTAAACTCGGAAGGTTCAGTCGAATTAAGAATAACGGATTCTGTTTCTCCGTCGATGGCAAGAAGGAGAGCAAGTTTTTCTAGAATAACTGAGTTGTCTTGAATATGAAGAGTTTTGTCTGAAAATTCGTATTTAAGAGTGCCGTTAGGTCTCGTATAGTATTCGTACGGGTTAAAAAATATAAAGTTATGGGCTATGCATGACCTTTCAAGTATGTTATTTAATTTTAAAGAAAACCTAACGCGCTCACCATCGCTTCCATTTATAGGAACTTCTATCATTTTGTTAGGAAAATCCTCCACACTGACAGGGGGTGGTATAGCTAATATTATAATTTTTTTAAAAGTATGTATAATAGTTGCTATAAAGTCGATGTAGTTTATAGCGAGTTTTTCAATAACCTCGTCCTCGTCTCTCCCTTTTTCAGTCTGAATTTTAACGTGGGACCTACAGTCAACCTCTCCATGTGAAAAAATAAAAATACTCTCGGGGGATAGATCGCTCGTCTCAAACATCGGTAGAACATGATTTGTCCCGACTCCATGCATAGTTTTTGAGTACATTATCCTCTTTCTGTGGGGATATTGTAGATTTCTGAATGAGAAATCCCCGTGACTATCTCCATATATATAGAGCATTTGAGTTCTAGAGATGTGTTTCTTTAAAGCTTTAAAATACTCAGTATACATGATTCTTATAGCTCATAGAGGAAATATTAATGGACCTAATAAAGAACGGGAAAATACACCCGACTATATAAACGAGGCTCTTTGTGAGGGATATGAAGTGGAAATCGACGTATGGCTAGTGGATGATGAGGTATGGCTCGGACATGACAAACCTGAAAACAAAATAAATAAATTGTTTTTGCATGAGAGGCGACAACTTTTATGGTGTCATGCGAAGAATCTGGGCGCACTCGTGTTCTTACTCCGAGAAAATTTCAATACTTTTTCCCATGATAATGATCCATATGTGATAACGACCAAAGGGTACATATGGGCAAGCCCTCACAGTGAGTTCACGCGTGATACCATAGCCGTGATGCCCGAGTGGAAAAACTACGCCCCAGAGGATATTTCTCACTGCGCAGGGGTTTGCTCAGATTTTATCAGTAGACTTAAAAATAATAAAGTATAACTTTCAAATGAGAGTCGTCATACCCATGGCGGGGCTCGGGTCCCGTTTCTCCAAGTACGGGTTCAAGAAGAACAAGTACCTTTTGCCTATAGACTCTGCGTTGACTCCTATGATCACAAAGGCGATTGAAACTCTGGGGTTAAAGGACGCCGAGTTCATCTTTATAATCCGAAAGGACCAAGAACCAGAGCTTTGCGAGCTCCCCGGAAAAGTTGTAGTTCTTGAAAGTCTCACGGATGGCCCAGCTACAACTGTTAAAATGGGTATAGAGATGGCTGGGAATAACTCGGGTCCTCTCATAGTCGCCAACTCGGACCAAATTATGGAGTGGGATGCGAGAACTTTTCTTGATAAGGCTGAAAACTACGATGGTTTTGTCCTAACTTACACACCTGACTATGACATCGTGTTGGGATGTGAAGACAAGAACAGTTACATCAAGAAAGACGATAACGGCCAGGCTATTCAGTTTGCCGAAAAGGTGGTATTAAGTAAAGAGGCTCTCGTGGGAATACATTATTATAGGAACACTGATGTCTTCATGGACGCGTATAACCACATGAAAATTCACAATATGAGGGCGCCGAATGGAGAGTTTTACATTTCAAACACATACCAGGCCCTTGTAGATACTGGAAAAAGCGTGGGGAGTCAGTTACTTGGCCCTTGCGAGAAGTATTGGCCTGTTGGTGAACCCCTTGACTATTTCAAGTATATACAAATAAATGAGTATTCAATAGAAGGCTCGGACGTGAAGAATCTCTCTTTTGAAAAGTTTCCTGTTAAATATTTCAATATACCAGGAACTTATGAGGTTAACGGCCTTGTAGTCGAATGCACACCAAGAGGCGGCATTCGCAATATAGCGGGTCCTCTCATAGTGTCAGAGAGAGAGGCGTTTTGCATAGTGGAAGTTGAGAATAATCTTGACGGAGAGACGAGTCTCGCAAAATTTACAAGAGGGTGGTTTGTAGGAACATTTGAACCTACTCTTTCGAGAAGTAACTTTGAAGTCGGGATTGCTATTCATCCAAAAACTGAAAATAAATACGACTTTCATTATCACAAGGATGTTGAAGAGTTCAATATTCTCGTCTGGGGAGGTATGATTCTCAACGGAACGAAGATAACATCTGGCCAATTTTTCAATATAAAACCTGGGCAGATGGCCTGTAGCATCTACTTAGAAGATAGTATGATTTTGTGCGTAAAATCTGAGAGTAAACCCGGGGACAAGTATTTAATCTAAAATATAGGGCCGGTATAATTCAATCATCTTATCCTCCCATTTTTTAGGAATATTTGAAGGGAGCCACCAGTTGTTTCCGTGTATATTTGGCGGTCTGAAACGCCATCTTAGGTGATCTTCTGTAAATTTAAAAGGATCTATAGGGAGTTCTAGCCTAGGAAACTCGGCTTTAGGGTCCACGCGCATCCCTACGTGAGAATATCCATCGAAGTGTCGGATCTGCTCTCGTAGGGGCACGTACATTGTATATGTTGATATAATAAAAGGAAGAACGTCTATCATGCCTGGCTTACAAAGAATTTCTGGCCAAGGATTTTCAAGAAGTATATTCCTAATAAGAGGTAGGCTATATATAAAAAACGGCTCTTTTCCTTGATAGGGCATCTTCAGGTAACTACCGACCATTTCCGCCCCAATGACTCCTGCTTCACGAATTAGCTCTGGCCAGTGTGATGGACATAGAGCCTTGAAAGGGGACGGGTCATTTTTCATGAGATCCAGGCCTTCATATAGAACATCCGTATCAAAGTCTATAAAAGGGTGATCATCTATCTGCATGAATAATATAAACTGATAATCCTCCATCTGTGAAATTATAGGGACCCATTCATCCTGCTTTTCAATGCGTCTATTTTCCATTAGTACGAGTTGTTCACCAAATAGACCATCACAAAAAGAACGCAGTTCTTCCCATCTATTCATGTAATTCGTGTCGAGTTTAACAAGTAGGTAGACTTTATCAAATTTTATGCGAGAATAGCTTTGAAGAGAAGCCTTTAATATGTCTACGGCATCATAGCGTTTAGGCCCCCATATCCTCATACTATTTTCAAAACGGACATCGGTCACGAAAACGGATAGTATGAGATTCATATTCAGCATGGTACTTATTTCTTTAGAATATGAGCAGTTGTCTGAAAAATAGATTTCGTGTGATAAAGATATTGTTGTATTCTTTTTTCATGAAGCTCCATCTGGGGTGCGGTAAAAGATATCTGGATGGATATATAAACATAGATATAATTGGAAACTGTGATATTTTTGCAGATCTGAGGAAACTTCCTTATGAAGACTGCAGTGTCGATGAAATTTATGCATCGCATGTACTAGAGCATTTTGGCCGACACGAGACTGAGGGTGTTTTGAGTGAATGGGCAAGAGTACTAAAACCAGCTGGTTCCCTTTATGTCGCAGTTCCAGATTTTGATTCAACTATTAGTTATTATATCAAAACCAGAGATATAGGAGTAATAACTGGGCTACTGTGGGGAGGTCAGAAAGACCAATATGACTATCATAAGATGGGGTTTACTTTTTCCAGTCTCAAACAAATACTAGAAAATATGGGATTCGGCGAGATTGGCCGATACGATACTTTCTCTTATTTACCAGAGGGGTTTGATGATTATTCAAAGTGTTTTCTACCTCATATGGATTTTTCGGGAACGCATGTCTCCTTGAATTTAAGAGCTGTTAAGAACCATCTCTAAACGCCTTTTGATCGTTAAACCATTTAATTGTTGACGCGAGTCCTTCCTTAATGTCTATAACGGGTCTCGGGAATTCTCCGGGTACGGCGTACTTGCGCATCTGCCCATCTGGCCCGTCAACAAAAACGGGGTTTAGACCAAACTCTTTTCCAATAAGCTCCGCAATAGTCTTAATAGAGCACTCACTCTCGGGGGAGCATATAATACCCTTTGGGTTCGCCTCGCTCTCTTCGACTGCCCACGCAATAACACGCGCGAAATCATCGATGTGCAAAAACTGGCGAAGAGCCTTTCCTGTACCCATAACCTCTAGACGGCCCTCAGAAGCCTTACGAATAAGAGCTGGGATCACATGACTAGACTCGAGTGAAAAGTTGTCGTGGGGTCCATATAAATTCGTTGGGATCAGGTTCACAACTTTTGTTGGTAAAATCTGTGAGTGAAAATAAGACATCCTTTTGGCATATGCATATCCTTCATTCGATGGGTGGGGTGGACCAGAATGCATCACATCGGGAGTCAACTCAATATTCGGATCATTCGGAAAAATACAAGTAGAGAGAATATTTACAATTTTAAATACGTTAGAACGAGCCGCCTCACCGAGTACAAAGGTATTAATAAGAATATTGTCCTCGTACATACACAATTTGTTATTCATATTCTTCAGTATTCCTCCCACGTTCGCAGCCAAGTGAACCACCACATCTGGTTTCGTGTCTGCAAACATCTTCTGTACATTTTCCAGTTTAGTAAGGGTCCCATACTTCTTGGAGTCTACATATATCCAATTAGGCCTGATCCTCTGGAGTGCTTTCCCGCACAAACCAGAACCCCCAGTTACGAGGACCTTCATTGACGTAAAAGTCAGATACTCTTTTAATTGAAAATTAGAATTACTTAAAAGTTTAAATTTAAATATAATTAATGAGTGAAAAGATTTGGTATGCTCCGAACCAGTTCGAGGCATACGGAGAGACTGAGATCAAGGCGGTCGAGGCTTGCCTTCGCGGTGGCTGGCTGGCCGGGTTCGGCCCACGCACCCTAGAGTTCGAGGAGAAGGTATCCGCTCGGTTCGGAAAGAAGCACGGGCTCTTCGTCAACTCGGGTTCAAGCGCCATCCTCCTCGGCCTCTGCGCCCTTGACCTCGGGCCCGACGACGAGGTCGTGACGCCAGCTTGCGGCTTTGCAACCACCGTCGCTCCTATTATTCAGGTGGGCGCCAAGCCAGTATTCTGTGACGTACAGGCTGGTGGGTACTACGTTCCGAGTGTGGAAAATATCCGGGCCGTTGTCACCCCCAATACCAAAGTACTCCTTATTCCTAATCTCATAGGCAACACCCCAGACTGGAAGGCGATCCGCGAAGCCTTCCCAGACCTGATCCTCTTCGAGGACTCGGCCGACACTATCACAGAGACCCCGTGGTCCGACCTGTCCACCACAAGCTTCTATGCAAGCCACGTCATCACGGCTGGCGGCGTGGGCGGCATGGTGATGTTCAACGACCCTGCTCTGCTCAAGCGGGCGGTCATGTTCCGAGACTGGGGCCGCATAGGCGACAATATTGAGGAGCCCTCGGAGCGCTTCAACCACTCGGTCGACGGGATCCCGTACGACTGGAAGTTTCTCTATGGAGCCATCGGGTATCACCTCAAGGCGAGCGAGATGAATGCCGCCTTTGGGCTCGCGCAGTGGGCCCGGCTCGACGACCTGTTGGCCAAGCGGCGGTCCGTATTCGAGCGTTACATGGAGCGCCTGAAGGACTCTGAGTACACCTTGCCCAACGACTCGTTCCAGCCCAACTGGCTCGCTATCCCGCTCATGTGCAAACCAGGCAAGCGCCTTGAGCTCCTCACGTTTCTAGAGGACCACGGGGTTCAGACCCGTGTGTGCTTCGCTGGAAACATTACACGTCACCCGGCCTACAGGGATAAATACCTACAGACCTTCCCGAACTCGGACGCCATCATGGGAGACGCCTTCCTACTCGGGGCTCATCACGGGATGACGATCGCGGACGCCGATCGCGTCTGCGATCTCCTCATTGAATTCTCCAATATAGGAAAGCCCAAGGGGTGTGTCCTCTGCTGAGATGCCGTTCAAACGCGCCACATCGGTCAGGGTGCGTTTGGTCTCGTAGACCAGATCCCGGACCCGACCATCACACTTTGTAAAATTAGTTACGACTTTGTGAATATCACCGATCCAAAAAAAATCAAAATATTTATTTTCGGGAATGTGAACAGGCCCCCGAAGGCATGACGATATGAAACGCGTGGAGGGTTCGTCGAGCCCGTAGCACCCATAAATCCTAAAAACCTGACAGTTGGGGATGGCCCGAGCGAGTCTCTCGCACTCTTGCTTGGCACGGCCATAGGGGGTCTCTGGTGCACAGAGGGCCGCGCCACTCGAGAACCACACGAGGCGCCTGAACTTGGCCGCATGACGTGCAACATTCTCAAACATTAAAACATTATTTTTAAAAACTTTTTCATGATCCTTGGCGAGACGGCTTCCACCAACCGCCGCACAGTTCACGACCACTTCAAAATTATTATTTTCAAAAAAAGAATCAACGGCTGTTCTATCGGTCAGATCCAGATCTTGACGCGAGATTCCCGTCGCGCCAAGATCCCTCACGAGGTTACGACCTATAAACCCATTTGATCCCAAGATGCATAGAGACATAAAAAAATTAACAGTTTAAACTTTAAATGGAACAGAGAGTTCTGGATATTTCTTTCAGACACAAACAGCCTCATATCAGTTCTTGTCTGACGACCCTCCCCATACTTGATCACATCTTCAAGACAAAGAAAGCGGAGGATATTGTTGTACTTTCTTCGGGTCACGCAGGCCTGGCCCTCTATTGCGCTCTGGAGAAGTATAATGGCGCAGATGCCGAGGCTCTGTTCGAAAAGCACGGCGTCCATCCATGGCGCGATGTCGACAACGGTATCCACGTGGCGTCTGGGTCTCTAGGAAGCGCGGTTCTCGTCGCGTGTGGCCTGGCGGTTGGAAATCCTAAAAAGACTATTCATACTATTATATCTGATGGCGAATGCGCCGAGGGGTCGGTATGGGAGGCTCTGCGTATGCGCCTTCCGAACATGCTTATTCACGTAAACGTGAACGGTTTTTGTGCATATGATAGAGTAAATATCAGATATCTATGGCTTCGTCTCAAGGCTTTCGACTACAGGACCCATGTATGGTTCACAACAATGACGTGCGACGCCCCCACGGAACTTCAGGGGGTACAGGGTCACTATCATATACTTAAAACTGAAATCTGTAAAGATACAAATGAGGAGAGATTTCGTTTCGTATCTGCACAATGCTATGAAGTCCGACTCCAAGCTCTTTGTGATTACTGGAGATCTTGGGTACGGTATATTAGATCCAATACGGACCGACTTTCCAGACAGGTTTATAAATGTTGGTTCAGCTGAGATGCTCATGATAGGAGTCGCCGTCGGTCTGTCATACTCGGGCTACACGCCAGTCTGCTACTCTATAACTCCTTTTCTCTTGTATAGACCCTTTGAAATGATACGCAATTATGTAAACTTTGAAAAGATTCCAGTCAAGCTCGTGGGTTCTGGGAGGGACCACGACTATGCGCACGATGGGATCACGCACTGGGGAGATGATGACCTGACTATACTGGCCTGCTTGCCCGCCATCAAGTGCTACAAGCCAACAGAGCTAACTGATGATATTCTAAAAGAGTTCCTCGCAAGTCCCGAGCCTTGCTACATTAACCTTAAGCGCTAGTACCAGTCCGGATTTGACTTGTACCAGTTGACTGTATCAACAAGACGAGCGTCAAAATCTTCCGTTTCTGCCCACCCAAGACTCCGTAGGGCCGAACTATCTATTGAGTACCGCGAGTCATTATGGGGTCTTGGGTCCGTCATGAAGACGGCTTGTGCCGAAGACCCCATGATTGAATTAATTTTTTCAAATATCTCAAGGACTGAATACTCATGACGACTGCCTATGTTGTATGTCTTTCCAACCTCTCCATGCGAGAGTATGAGCGAAACGGCCCGAGAGACGTCATCCACGTGGATAAAGTTTCGGCGAGTTGAGCCATCTCCGTGAATTGTCGCTGCTTTTCCGCCAAGTATCTGAGTTATGAAGAGAGGGATGACTTTCTCTGGGTACTGCTGCGGACCAAATACGTTGTTGCCTCGCGTAATGATGCAAGGAAGCTTGTACGCATTCGCATATGCCCGAACGTATAGTTCAGCGGCAGCCTTACTGGCCGAGTAGGGGTTGCTCGGGTTCAAAGGGGACCTCTCGTCCGAAGTGTCCGCGGGGCCCACCTCCCCGTAGACCTCATCGGTACTTATGTGAATAAACTTTTGAAGTTTCCCGTAATCTTTCGCAGTCTCTAAAAGCACGTGAGTTCCGAGGACGTTGTCCTTTGTGTATTGAAAAGCCGAGTCAAAGCTCCTCGTCACCTCGGACTGCGCAGCAAAGTGTATGACGACATCGGGCTGATGCTCCCTAAAAATATGGACCATATGATATCTCTCGGTGATGTCTCCACGGATGTAAGTATACCGGGTCTGCTCGGGAACGTTCTTCTCCCGGGCCATATAGTCGCACTTGTCGACATTGACAACCTCGTGATTAGTCTCAGAAAGAATGTGTTTAATAAAATTCGACCCTATGAATCCTATACCACCAGTCACGAGAATCTTCATATAAAAGAGTGTGATGACCTTTTTATATGAAGTGTATTATTGCTATAGAGGACCCCACTGATTACATAGATGATCCGGCCATCGACTGGTCCCGGACAGGTGGCGACCCCAGAGTCTTTCTTGAGAGTAAAAAGGTGTGGGAAAAGACTATCAAAAATCTAAAAGATCCCGATTTTCAGATATTATTCGTAAAGGCCGTTCCGAGTCTGGCCAAGGGCCAGTGTGAAATTGAAAATAACACATTAAAGGTTCACGGTTTCAGGGACGACAAAAGATACTTAGAATTCAACATATCAATGATTCACTCTATAGAGAAAAACTTTGAGTTTGACTTTTTGCTCACAACGACTCTTGGCTGCTTTTGGGTTCTCCCACGGCTGAAAAAGGTGCTTGAATCCTTACCCAAGGCGGGAATATACACTGGTCGTAAATGGGATGCGGGCTCGCTCGCGTGGCCGCCTTGGGAATTTATATCAGGTTCTGGAATTGTTTATTCTAGGGATGTTGTTAATACATTGATTACTCATCGGCACCTAATTGAAACGAACGCATGCCCGTGCGATGACGCTATAATAGGCCTGTTTATGCTACAGAACGGTATAGCTGTCCTTCGCCAGGACTGGTGGATGGATCTCGACCAGAATACTATAGACGACCTTGATAAACGCCTTCACGAGAGCGATGCTCGGGGAATTATTCAGTACAGGGTCAAGAACGGCGCAAACAGGATATACTTTGACCCTATTATACTTAATAAACTTTGGGAGCATTATTTTCATGGGCTTGGCGATTAAATGACTCGTAAAAGTTTTGATACTTTTTAGCCTCTTCAAAGTTTTTATTAATTGTGTCGATATATCTATTGTAATGATCAGCTTCTAAATTGGGTAACTTTTCCAATAAATCGTTAGGTTGATGAAAAATAATCCAACCGGTGGTGTCGAAAAAATCGCCAATATTTGGACAACCCCAGTATATAGGGATTGTCTTTGTCAGGAGACAGTCTAGTATCTTTTCAGTGAAAAAATTTTTTTGCTGTGTATTTTCTATAATTATTGAAAATTGAAACTTTTCGAACAATATTTCTTTTCCAGAGCACCACCAGGTTTCGGTATTGCTAGGTACGATGGGATTTATTCCTATCTCAGGAAGCGGGTCGCCATGACTTGAGCGGAAAAATATACAATTTGAAGGAAAAAGTTTTTGATTATAATATAAAATCTGGCGCAACTGATGACCCCGAACTCCTGGAAAACACTTTGATCCAGTTATCGAAGAAATATTAAACTCCTTTTCATAAATATTAGGAATTTTTTTAGGGAACCAGCTTCCATTACTTCCAACATACTTTTTGGCTTTTTTAGGAAACATTTCTAAGATGACATCATCGCATGTGTATACTGTGTAAAAGTTGTCGATGTTTTGTATAGTCAGTTGGCGATTGTGGGGTAAAATAGCAATAGGCTCAAAAAGTATTAAAATGTTATCTCTTCCTTCTACGTGAAAACCTGGATTATCAACCACGATGATGGCATTTTCTGGAAATATGGCAGGATCAAATTCAGGTTTAGAAAAGTATGAGTTTATATCGACATATACCATTTTACTATATATATTATTTTATTCTTTAAAGAATAAAATAATATATAATATATGGCCCGAATAGTCACGACAATGACTGTCATCCCGACTCGGGAGGTGGCCCTCGTCAAGTCCATTATGAGCATCCAGAGGGGGAACATAAAACCAGACGCGATGTATGTCAACATACCCAACGAGTATGTTCGGTTCGAGGAACCGATCGCACCTTGGCTCAAGCCCGTCCTTGAAGCCATAGGGGTCACTGTGCTCGAACTCGAGCACGACAGGTGCTGTCTAAACAAGATCCTTCCTATACTCTCGTTTGAAAAGGACCCAGATACGCTCGTCGTAACAATTGATGACGATATTATCTACTCCCCTCTCTTTGTCGCCGGCCTCCTCGAAGGCTACAAAAAGTTTGGGGGAGTCGTGGGGTACTCGGGTCTTTTGTACCCTGAAAAGGCGGAGTCCTACGGGCTAAAACCGGAAGACTACAACGTGCGTGTAGGTCACGGCTGTCCGACCGAGATACTCCAACAGGGCTTTGGAACAATGACAAAGATATCTTCGTTCTACGGTTTTCCGAACGTTCCTCCCTTGCAGAGGGGCCAAGATGCCTCGTTGTATCTGAGTGATGACTACGTCATCTCACGGTTCTACGACTCCAAGAGGCTCGTCAAGACGGTCGTCTGCTGGGACCAGATCGGCCGCTTCAAGGATGACTGGACTACCATATGCACGCTAGGGGACGACGGGATGAAACACAAACTAAGCGAGGAGAGAAAAAGCCTACAAGACTATTTGAGATCAAGTGAAATTATTACAAGACTATGGAACTGGCCCTATCCCGATATCAAATAGTGTCAGCCACGTCCTTGTCCAGACGGACCTCCACAAACACCGGCAGAAACAGCGCGTGCGCCTTTGTCTTCTTGTCGGTGATCAGCGCATTATACTTGACCGCCACCACCCTTCCCACAAACTCGCGCGGGTCCGAGCGGCGCTCCTCGTCGCTCAGACCCGTCCCCACGGAGCACTTGACCCTTCCGTCAGCGCTCGTCACCTCCAGCGCGCCTATGAGTCCAGCGTACTTGCCCGTGCCGGCCGTAGTGCCGGTACACATCAGGTCGGCCTCCAGCTCAGCCTTCATCTTGACCTGGTGCTTGACCCTCTTGTTCTCCCAAGGCCCCTCGGGGTCCTTGAGGATCAGGCCCTCTTCACCCTCGTCCAGCTTTTCTTGATAGAGGGCTTGGGCCGTAGTCAGGTTGTTGATCATCGTCGTCTGGGCAACGCGAATACCCTTTGTTCTCGACCCGTTCAGCAGGGTCCAGCGGGCATAGCAGGGCATCTTGCACGAGCCCCGGCGAAAGTCCGTCAGGGGGATGCGGTCCCACACGACTGCCCGGATGCGCTTGGCCACCTCCTCAGTCCCCGTGCCCTTCTGGAACTTGGTCAGGAGCCCGTTGCCCGTCTTGCGGTCAAGCACCTTGCCCTGCGGCCCAGAGACCAGAAGCTCGCCGTCAAACACAAGGTCTGCGCCGTCAGCCATCGCGAGAAAGTCCTCGTCAAGAGCCTCGAACAGGTCGAGCTCCTTGCCGTTTCGCGAACGGTACGAGACGGCGCCGTTCTCCACTATGGCGTTGAACCGCATCCCGTCCATCTTGGTCTGGGCCATCATAGGAAACTTGAGCTTGGTCGAGCCATTCATAGGACTGACCAGCTGGCACGGGTAAGAGAGCACAAGGTCGGGCCAGATCTTCTCGACCGTGGACTCACTCACACCGCACCGGAGGTTGCGGCCAATGACCAGCTTGAGAACCTCGCGATCATCAGGCGTCAGGGAACCCAGGAGGACCGACACGCACTCCTTGGCCAGAGACCCCCGAACCTTACGGGACGCGATATCAGCCACGAGATCCTTGAAGGCGGTCGAAAGGGATATTTTTTGGGCGTTTTCGCTGACCGCGGGGATCTGCTTGATGTAAAAGTTGACGGTCGGGTCAAGAGCAAGGCGGAAAGCCTCCTTGAGGGTGTCGTTCGACTCGTGCTTTTCAAGGATCGCCTCCTTCTCGAGACGGCTCGTGGTTGCCTGAAGGCGCTTGAGAATCGACAGGACCGACATTGACTTAGAGGTCCTGGGCTCTAAGACCCTAGGACACACAACATGGAATCCGAACTCCGGGCCATGTCTGCGCGGATCTGGGCCGACCTTGGACCCGGGTTTAGCGAACGAGTCTATCATAACGCCTTTGAGGTCGAGCTGCGAATGGCCGGCATCCCCTACGAGACTGAGAGGATCATCACCATCGCATACAGGAACCACAACGTGGGAAACCTGCGGGCTGACCTAGTTATAAACGGAGAGATGATTGTTGAACTTAAATCAACCACGAAGCTCAAGGAGGAGTTTGTCAACCAGGCCAAGAACTACATGCGTCTGACGGGGATCCCGAGTGCTCTCCTCATCAACTTCCCCGCCGTCTCGGGCGAGGTTGAGGTGCGTTTTTTCTTGGCCCAAGGTAAGGATGACGGCCACGAAGGAGTGGTTCCCGAGGGAGGAGGCGTTCCTAATCAGACTGGAGAAACAGTGTAATGCGTATCAAAAACACTTTACAGAAGAGTACACCACATATAGCACCTCGGCCCGTCGTTATAACATCCCCATCCTCGTTATATCAGCCATCAACGGGTTGACTGCCGTTGGTCTCACTTCATTTGTTGAGCAAAAATACGTGAGCGTTCTCAACGCCATCCTTTCGGCAGGCACGGGCGTCTTGGGGTCTATTCAGCTTTATCTCAAAATTAGCGAGAAGCAGACCAAGGCTATGCAAGCCTCGCTGCTTATGAAACGCCTGGCCTTGAAAATCTCCAAGGAAATCAGCATAGACGCTGGCCAGCGCCAGACGGATGGGAAAACTTTTATTCAAGAATGTTTTGGAGAATTTAATGCGGCTCTCGAGAACGGCAACCCCATAGAGGTCGATCTAGACAACCACGTCACGGTGAATATTGAGGAACCCTCAATAAAGAAGAATATGTTCGGTTTCAGGACCCCGTCCCGAGAGTCGTTCGACTCCGGGGCCCGAGGCAAGTCCCTTTGGAACAGTTTGCGGGTTGATATGCTGCGGACACCTAGCCCGAGTGTTCAGGGATCTTAGATGTTAAAAAATTTTCTAAATATATTTTCTTTTCTTCGGGGTCATAGGAGTCTTTCTTGCGTATATTTTCAGCGGCCCACAAAGCCTGAAGATTCTTATAATAAAAACAGGCCAATCTTTCATTCT